CATGAAGCCGAGCGTTTAGAACTGCTTGCTTTGCTTACCTTAGAATCAGTAAGTTTGTAAACAACAAGGAAATACAATGGCAAAACAGATAGCCGTTACATATTTGCGTAAACCAAAGGTTCGCCGACCAAACGTCCATGCTAAGACCAAAATGAGTCGAAGTAAGAACGCGACGAACTACAAGAAACCATACAAGGGTCAGGGTAAATAGAAACCTTACAACAACGATTCACAATGCCATTCGAGAAAGGACAATCGGGAAACCCTAACGGAAGACCAAAGGGAGCAAACAACAAGATTACGGCGGCGGCTCGTGAGATGTTCTTACACATCATGGAGGGTGAACTGGAACACGTGCAGGAGCAACTCGATTGCTTACGCCGTGAGTCATCGCGAGACTACCTCAAGGCACTGGCCGCGTTCCTGCCTTACTTCTTACCCAAACAGACAGAAAGCGAGGTAACGATAGTAGGCGCACCTCATCCTCCATCGTGGTTCGATGAGGTCATTGAGCGCGAAGGGGACAAGTCTGCTAACGTCTTCCTGAATGATTAAAGTGTCTACTCGTTTAGTGATAGTCATTGGTCACTACGCGATAAAGATTCCGTTGGACAAGCGAGGATGGCTTCAAGGAATCAATGAGGCGTATCTATGGAAGAAGTACCCTAACCAAGGAAAATTAGTTCCTATGGTTTGGGGTTGGAAAGGGTTAGTGATTCAACGGAGAGCATATCCCTTGAAAGACTTTAAGACGAAATACGCTGAAATATTGAAGCGAGAAATATGGGAGTTGAACATAAGCAACTGCGACCTCTATAACCCGAAGAACTGGGGAGTGTATAAGGGTAATGTTGTTTTATTAGACTATGGAATTACCGAGAGAGTATCAACCATGTACTAATGATTAAAGAGACCACCATCGTTTTTCTATGGACACGCTACACTTTTAGCCGATATGAAGCAACCCAAGACGTACTACGACCTGAAGAACTGCAACAGCAGGTTAGCCGTCTTTCAAGGTGGAAGCCGTTCGGGAAAAACATACTCTATCGTTACCCTGCTCATCGAATGGTGCGCACTCAATCCCAATTCGGGTTGGGTAATCAGTGTGGTAAGAAAGACCTTGCCGTCCCTGCGTGGGTCGGTTATGCGTGACTTTATCGAGATACTCCAAAGAGAAGGCTACTACTCCGAGAAAGACCACAACAAGACCGAATCCATGTACAACCTATGGGGTACTACATGGGAGTTCCTTGCGGTAGACCAAGGGCACAAGATTCGAGGACGTAAGCGTCAGATATGCTTCATGAACGAGGCTAACGAACTGAGTTGGGATGACTACCAACAACTCGTAATGCGGACAACCTTTCGCGTTATCCTCGATTACAACCCTTCGGACGAGTTCCACTGGATTTACGATAGGGTATTGACCCGTGACGATTGTTCCTACTTCCATTCTACATACAAGGACAACCCATACCTCGAACCCGAAGTAATCAAGGAGATTGAAAAACTCAAGGAGATAGACGAGGACTACTGGAGGGTGTATGGCTTGGGAGAGCGTGGTCAATCGCGGGAGGTCATCTTCAAGCACGACACGTACAAAGACCTACCACAGGGAGCAAAGTTTCTTGCTTATGGTCTTGACTTCGGGTATGCGGTAGACCCTACTGCGGTGGTGGCGGTATGGGAACATGAAGACTCCCTGTATATGGAACAGAAGATATACCTTACCTCACTCACTAACGATGAAATCGCAGGTCAATTGACGGAGATAGGAATAGATAGGTACGACGAAATCATAGCGGACTCAGCCGAACCCAAATCTATCGAGGAGATACACCGACTACACTTCAATATTAAACCTGCCAACAAAGGTCAGGATAGCATACGCATAGGCATCGACCTTATGCGCCGAAAGAAGTTGTATGTCCACGAGGATTCCCTCGACCTTCAGAAGGAGTTTCGCAACTACAAGTGGATGAAGGATAAAAACGATAAGATGCTTCCAAAACCAATCGACGCATTCAACCACGGAATAGACGCGGTGCGTTATGTTTGCCTTGCCAAACTCCTGAAGAAGACAGGTAAATACTACATCCGATGAAAGTCACCTTGAATATCCCTGAAGGGATGCACGACATAACGATTGTCAAGTACCGACAATTACAGAAGGCGATAGAAGCCGAAACATCAGACATCAACAAAGTCTGTGCGGCGGTCGCTTGCTTATGCGATGTTGAGGAGTGGGTCATCAAGGGTATGTCTCAAAAGGCATTCGAGGAGGTGCGTAAGGATTTGGATTGGGCTATGAATCCTGTTGAGAAATGGCCGCTTATTCCAACCACAATCATTGATGGTGTAGAGTATGGAATCATACCCGACCTAACAGACATCTCTGTGGGTGAGTTTGCTGACCTTGACAAGTTGGTGCAGGACGGCAAGACGTTCGACAACTTAGAAAAGGTTATGGCGATTATCTACCGACCCGTCACGGAGCGATGGAAAGAATACTATGACATCGAGCCATACAACCCAAAGCCAAAGCACGCCGAGATTATGAAGAACATGACTATGAACGTAGCCCTTGGTGCGGTGGTTTTTTTTTGGCGTATCGGAGAGATGTTAGCCACAGGTTCAGCCCCTTATTCGGGAATGCGGATGAAGGCGAAACTGACGCAATAAACAATAAGTGGGGATGGTATAACACAATCTACGCACTCGCAGGAGGTGACTACCTGAAGATAGACGCAGTGACTCTAACTAAAGTAGAAGAGGCATTTGCATTCCTAACGTATGAGCGCGACCTTCGAATGTCTAACAACGTGAAGATAAATGGTCACAATCACTAACATAGATGCGGTGTTTGATAACATCGTAACCTATCACAAGCAACTTCGGGGTAGATACGACAACTCCGTGGATGAGGTAGATTTGGAGAAAGTCACAATCGACAAGTATCCACTTTTGTATGCTCAGGTTACGTCATCGTTGATAGGTCAAAACGAGGTGGAATTAGAGTACGAGGTAGTAGTCGCGTCTTTGCTCATGGAGAAGCAAACGCCAACCCTCAACGATGTTTACAACGAGACGCATCTGATTCTTCAAGATGTAATTGCCTTGCTTCATTTGGAGGCAAACGCATTACCAGTGGACGAGAGATTTGTCATTGACCTTCCCGTCAATTCTCAGCCGTTTACAGGGCGTTTCTCAAACCTCTTGGCAGGATGGGGTGCGCAAGTAACGATTCGCGTTCCTATGGGTATCAATTTGTGCGACGCACCTTTTGATGGTTACACTCCTACTTCTATCTAATGGCAGGATGGAAAGTTGAATATGAGGTAGACGGCGTATGGAGTAAGGTACGCTTAGACCAAGCCGAGCGTATTTTTAAGAACTACCGAAGGGCAGTCGTAAGAGCCGCGCAAGCCAACCTAAAGCGGTTAGGCAAGAACGCAACAGGTAATCTTTCCAAGTCTTTGCAGGTAGGTGTAAAACAACAAGACTACCTCATAGAATGGTATCCCGACGGACTTCCATACTGGCAATATGTAGACTACGGAGTCCAAGGAGCATTAACCAATTACAAAGCACCTGAGTCTCCATTCAAGTTTGGTTCGGGTACTGGCCCAAAAGGAAGGCTTGTACCTTCGATTGATAAGTGGGTAGTTGTAAAACCCATACCTGAAGCAAGGGATGAAAAAGGTAAATTCATACCGCGTAAAGAATTGGTGCGAAGAATAGCAAGAGCCGTCTATTTGCACGGCTTGGAAACGACCTACTTTTTTACCGACCCTATGTACAATCTTTGGAAGCGTTACGAACTTCAATTTGAGGACGCGATGTATGAAGACATAGATAGTGCAATAGGTGACAAAATACCCATTGAACTTGTAATGATTTTACCATGACAATCGACTTTCAACCCACAGGATATAACGCATACGGAAGTGGTGCGGAATTGGTTTACATCGTCAGCGATGCTAACTACACTCAAGAGAAATTTCGATATATCGCTCAAGTGTACATCGACGGAACGAGCGTGTCCAAACTCAAGGCATTACCCAACACCTCAAATAAAGGAGTCTTTGACATTGCCAATATTGTACGCGATTACGTTGAGCCACAGGTAGAGTTTAACACGGCCAACTTTGAGAACGACGAGGTAGGTTCGCGTCAAGTCTACGTCAAGTTTGGCTACGAGTACGCAGTAGATACTACCTCTGTACCTACCGAGACTTTGAACCTCGCAACCTCCACAAGCATCGAAGTAACGTCGGGAGCATATCAGGCATTTGGAGACAACTACGGCGACCTCTTTGTAAACGACTTTGATATTACCAGTACGCTTAGTCCATTCCTTTCGCGATACAACGTAAGCAACCACCGAGTAGTAGAAGTCACGGACAATGATTGGGGTACGATGACTCTTTTCCGAGAGGGTACAACAGGCACGTCCATCAACCTTGCAATTCAATTTTACGACGCTGACGGGACACTGATTCCTGATGGAGTGTATCAGTATGGGTTACTTACAGGAGCATTCAATCAGATTACAGGCAATGGTATTGCTCACTTAGGTTTGTATCCTGAGAATCTGCGAGTAAACACTACGTCCGCACCAAGCGCAGGTAGCGTTAACCCTGACGACTATGCCAACTGGGATACCTACAAGATTAAACTTAGTTCGAGTCTGACCAATACGTTGATGACCTTCAAACGCCGTCCCGCCTGTAACGACCGCGTAAGGTTTGCTTGGTGGAATACTTACGGCGGGTGGGACTTCATTAACTGCTACGGCATCGAGTCCGAGTCGGAGCGCGTCGAGCGCAAAACCTTTCGGACGTATGGAGGCAACTCTTTTTCGGCATTGAACTCGTACACGCACACGGCACAAGAAGGTCTTGGTTCAGGAGGACGCACTAAACGCATTCGCACGGGACGAGTCAATACAAATTGGTTGCCCGAATGGATGAACGATGTAATTACCGACTTCTTTGCTTCACCTGTTAAGTATGTTCAAGTGGGTAACAATTGGCTACCAGTACAACTGAACGAGGATAGCATTCAGATACGCAACCAACGTGCGGACAAGGTGTGGGAGTATGACTTCTCGTATGATTACACAAACCCATATCCCGCAATTGGATGAAGCGCATCTTAGCATACCCACAGGGAACAGGTAATGCCGTAGAACTGGAATGTGAAAACACGGCGATTGAATGGTCTATGTCGGCTACCGATATGGGCAAACCAACCCGTAGGAAGTCTTCGCATTCGCTCAACTTTGTGTTGCCTTTCTCGCATACCAATAATCAGTTCTTTAAACACTTCTACGAGGTAAACGCAACCTCTAATACGTGGTCGCATCAGGCTCGCACACGTGTAGTCGTTTACGATGACATAGACGAGGTGTTCGAGGGTTCTTTGCAACTCATGTCCGTGAACGTATTTCGCAGTCAATACGAGTGCGTTATTATCGGAGATGCAGGTTCTTTCTTTACGGCTATTCGTAAGATGACATGGAGTTACCTCTTCACCAACGACGAAGTAACTACTACCATTCTTGACCACTTGGTTTCCATGACCAACGTAAGTAACTCATGGAACGTAGCTAACGACATTACAGGAGGCGCGGGTAACGGAACTATCGTTTACGTGATTGCCGACAACGCTGAGTATCCAAGCGAGGGTTACGAGTTTATGACCGCATCAGGTCTTGAACTATTGTCTCCAAGTAGCAATGGTTCGCCAACTCCCATCGTTCCTCAATATTGCCGACCTACAATTAAGGTCAAATGGTTGTGGGACTACATCTTTGCCAAGGCAGGTTACACCTACGAGTCTTCATTCTTTGACACTACCGACTTTGGTAAGTTGTACATGGTCTTAGGCACAGAGAAGGAAAACCTACCTCTCAGGGCGTTGTATCGTGCTAAAGTAGGCTTGGGTGCTGACATCACTCCAATGACCAACAACACGTATGAGAACCTTAGTTTCACTATCGAAACGGGTGATTATGCAGACCCTGACAACCTTGTGACGGCAGGTAACTTTGTAGCACCTACGTCAGGTACATATCAAATTATCGTTCAAGTGCAGTGGGTCACGGCTACCGCACCTACGGCGGGAGTGTTGCACACTTCAGTACGTGCACTCGTTGGAACAACGCCGTTTGTATCGACAGGATACGAGAATGTATCTACTACAGCAGGTAGTGTAGTAGTGATGCAATACCAATGGAACTTGGTTTTGTCTTCGGGTCAAAGTGTGGCGTTTCAAGCCAAGCACAACACGGATGCCACCTCACCTTGGTATATCGAGAGTACAGGCACGTACATACAAATGGGTGCGTATGTAACTAACAACTCGTATTTAGATGTGGTTCAAGCGATGCCCGACATGACGTGTGAGCAGTTTATGCGAGGCATTATTTCCGAGTTTAACCTGACAATGGTTTCCCACAACTCGATAGCGAAGCACTTGGTAGTAGAGCCTATGCAGGACTACTTCACCAACTACGGACAAGTCCGAGACTGGACGCATCGTGTAGACTTAGATAAGCAAATTACTTTACGACCAACCACAGAAGAACAACCCAAGCGAATTACGTTTGAGGATGCCGCAGGAAAGGACTTCCGTAATAACTGGTGGCAAGACAAATTCGGGTGGGTTAAGGGTCGCAAGCGGTTCGATAATTCCAATGATTTTGCAGTAGACGAAACCAATGTGGGTGGAGTCTTTGCTCCTTTCCGTTTGAGTCCCGTACCTGCGGGATGGAACTGGTATGAGGAGATAGGTTCAGAAGAATTTCTTATTCTAAGATTGTGGTCGAAAAAAGACGGCAGAGTGCGTAGTACCACCTCTCCTCCTATGTTGACTTTCTATCATGGGCTAAAATCAACCACAGAGACTATCTACATTACGGGAGGTACGACAATCAGTTCTGTTCCTTTCTTCTCTCACCTGAGTGAGTCACCTGCCACAGACAACTCTATCAACCTGCGGTGGGGTTATGACTATCCCGATTTTGGCAACCACCCACTCGTAGGTATCAGCGGGCGGTACAAATACATCTCATGGTATGCGGCCTATCTCCAATCGCAATACGGCGAGGATAGCCGAATCTTAGAGTGTGAAGTATGGCTCAACCCTGAAGACGTAAAGTCCTTGACTTTTGCTGACCGCATTTGGATTAAAGACGCTTACTATCGTTTGTACGAACTTAGCAATTACGTCATAGGTGAAAACAGGTCTTGTAAGGTCAAATTATGGAAGGTCTTGGATACGACCTCGTATCAGTGCGACCTTCATCCTATCGGATGGCAAGCAAACGGACAAGTTACCTTTGCCGATGAGACAGGCACTATAACACCTGCCACGGCTATTTGTTGTATCGCGGCTGACTACTATTGGGACGACGACCAAGGCGTATGCTTGTGGGATTACAACTCGCAAGACGGAACAGGATTTACCGACGTAGACCCAACCACGGGAACGACCAATACAGGTAGCCCAAATCCACCTATCGCACCTAACGGATTCCAAGAAACATCAGACCCAAATACAGGAGTTGTGGGTACGGGTTCTACGTGGGGCGTGTTTGGCACTTCTTCGGGTGCAAGTAACGTAGTCTTACAAACGTCGTTTGAGCAAGACACTTTCTATGTCCCTAACGATGCGGTAGTGATGTTGGAAGTTCAAGCAACGACCTATCAATACGACGGCACTGGAGGCACGATAGGAGACTCTTCAAGCGTCTACCAACAATTCCTTCTATCTACTACTGGTGGATTGTATAGGGTACTCTCTAACTCTGTTATCAATACTGAAGGCACGGCAAGGTCATTGAATCTGACTTTGACGGGTAACGGCATTGGAGAATTGCAAATCGAGGGAGTAGGTGTAGCCAACGTAGACCTTTACTGGTTTGGTACTATCAACGTAGTGGGTATGGTTATTCCTGAAGCGTACACTCCACCTGTAGTAGTGGACGTGGAGGGACAATGGAATGGAGATACCAACTTGATTCAATGGAATGGTGTAACGGGAGAATATTTAATTTGGAATGGATAGCGAAACGATTAACACTATGGGTCAAGCAATGCCTCTTGTACTTCGGCTAATGAGTTCCAAAAAAGTTCAAGGACGGCACTTTCGTAGGGCGCGAGGATTGTATAGATTGTCCCTGCCTTTTTGGAAACGTGTAAGAATCTTATTCAATGGCTAAAGCAAAAGAAATTCAAATCAATTCACGATTAAGAACTGACGAACTCAAGAAAGACGTTGAGGTTGCAACGGCTGAATTGAATAAGGTTAGGAACGCGGCAGAATTAAAAGACCCAAGAGGACGTGGTGGAATAGAATCCACGACTAAAAAGTGGGGGCAGTTCTCTAATTTGTTTAGTACGGTGCTACCTCGTGATATACAGATGACTATCCGTAGGTTTCAGGGTAAGCGTCGAGAAGTAGCAAGGGCTACTCAAGGTATGACGGCCTTTAACAAAGTCATGAAAGGTTTTGGAGGCCCAATTTTGGCGGCGGTTATCATTGGATTAGAAAAACTCATTGAGTACCTGCCTAAAATCATTGACTACTTTACAGGCAACACGGATGCAGTTAAGGCATTGACAGCGGCTAATGAAGCGGCGATGCAAACGATGGATAGGTACATTGGTCAAAACCAAGCGTATTTCGACATCCTTGTAGATACCAACCAAGCATTAGAAACTCGTCTTGCGGCACAGGAATATCTTTCTCGTTCTATTTCGGGTTTGAGAGACATCAACCTTGAGGCGGCTGATGCTTTAGAACGATTAAACGAGGAATACACAAAACAAGCCGAACGTCAAGCAAACGAGGCGGCAATGAATGAACTCCAAGAGCAATACATCGTGTATTTGAAGGAGCGTGAAGAACTGGAAACGAAGTTAGAAAAGTTAGAGACACAAAATTTTAAATATAAAAGTGATAGGGAAACGTATGAACGTGCGTATTTAGAAGACCTTGCTGAATTAGAGTCAGAGTACGCAGAATTTCTACAAAATCGTGTAGACCTATCAGAGCAAATTATTGAGCAACAACGCGAGTTAGCCCAACAAGCCCTCGAACAGAAAACAGCGGAACAGGAGCGTCAACGGGTCATGAAACTTAACAAGACACTCTACGACATGGAGCGTGAGATGCGTCTTGAACGATTGGATGAGTACGACCGAGAAATCGCAAAAATTGACGAGAAAGAAAGGGCGCAAATTCGGGAGGCAACAGAAGCCAATGCGAGTCAGGAGGAGATGACAACCATTTATAGGTACTACTCAGCGCAACGGCAAAAGATTCGAGATAAAGAAGCGGCGGCACAGGAAGCGGAAGCCAAACGTCAGGCAGAGGAGGATGCCCGCGCAATAGAAGCGATGGCTAACCTTCGCAAGCGCATTGCAGAGGTCACAATGGACGACGAAGAGCGGGCACTCCAAGGAGTAAAAGACCGATTTGCTGACCTCATTGCACAGGCGCAGGATGCGAATATGGACACCCTCGCATTGGAAACCCAACTCCAGATTGAGTTGGAATCGGTGCGGTCGCGGTTTGCAGAAAAGAGGTTGACGGATGCGCAACGGGTGGCAGATAAGGAAGCCAAAATCGAGCGCGACAAACTCAACTTACTGACCAAACTCTACGCGGACAACGAGCAGAAGAGTCGAGAGTTGCGGTTGGCTCAGTTGGAGATAGAACGCGAGGAAGCGATTGCTGATGCAAACAGGTTGGGCATATCACTTGTCCAAGTCAAACAATACTACGACGACCTGAGAGCGGAGATAGAATCGGAAACGAACGAAACCATGTTAGATAGCCGCCAGAAGTCAATGGATACCTTCCGTCAAGGCATGGGCGATTTGTTTGATGGCATTATGGGGTTGATGGATAGGAACTCCAAGAACGCCAAACGACTTGCCATTATCGAGGTACTCATCAATCAGGCGCAAGCACTGGCTAAGGGTATTTCGGCGGCAGTAGAAGCCACTCCAAAAACTCCTGCTTACCCATTTCAATTAGCGGGATATATTGCTACCATTGCAGGAACAATCCTCTCAGGGTTTGCTCAAGTCAAAGCAATTATGAATCAAGCAGGAGCGTCAGGAGGGGGTAGTATGACAGCACGTATGCCGACACAAGCACTCATCCCAAGCGTGTCTTCACAGACCCAAGAAGCAAAAAGTATGAACGTATCGGCTTATGTAGTACAGAGCGATTTACAAGGTTCAAATCTGATGTGGGAGAATATGGGTAAACGCATTACATTGTGAGCAATTAGCATGAAAAGAGATAACTTACTTGCGTAATTGAAAAGAATAGTTACCTTTGCAGTGAACATTAAAACATCAGATAGATGGACGCATCAGACAAATACTTAGCGGCTCAGAAAAAAGTTATGGACGCGATAGAGGCATTGAAAGATGCTGAACGTGCATTGACCTCACACCCTTATCAAAGGGACGTAGACCACGTATTTGAGCGTTCGGAAGATATTCGTATGGAGTTGGAGAACATCGCCGATGACATCGGCTTCATGGCAGTAGATGCACAATAAAAAAAACAGAGAGATGAATGTAGAAGACATCGTAATGACTTGGGCTGACGACTACCGCCTAAACATTGAATGGGGCTACGACCCTCAAAATTCACCAAGACAACACTTCTTCTTTGTTGAAGGAGGTCTTAGTTCAAGCGCATTAAGTGACTTGGAGTATGTGCTGAATCACGTAAATTACGTTGTGGATATGGCGTATGATACAAAAGATGGAAGGGTATTGGTTGAAATTGCACCTTACTAAACATTAGGGATATGGATGCAGATAAAATTCTACATAAGGCACTAAAGAACGCAACTTTTACTGAGGCGTTGGGAGTAGTGTACAATTGCTTAGAAGATGCAAACGCGCATTCTGATAACAGATATTTGGAATCAGATTTCGGTCGAGCAGATTACGGATATTTTACGAGGGCATCAGAAGTAACTACAAGTGTGCGGTGGGATGTTCAAGAAATTTTGTTTCTACTCACCGTTGCCTTATCTGACACAGGATTCGATGAACTCGCGGAGTGGTGCGATATTATGGCTTCCACATACGGAGATATGCCCAACCCATTTTTATAAAACAACAGAGATATGTACGGAAGAGAATTATCATCAGGAAAAGCATCAGGAGCAACTATTTTAGCGACGATATTGATGACAGATTACTACTATGAGGTCATAGACCTTGACGTAGATTTCATTCTTTTAAATCAAAAAATGAGATACATCGTAGATGTAGAAGATGACTTAGCTGAGATTATGCACGTATATCCATCAATGGAATATGTCAGGTATCAAGTAAGTCAGTCGCCTGAAGGTATTTTAATCGAACTGATTTAACCACAGAGATATGCGCAAAATTACAGACATTGCTTCACCCGAAGAACGTGAGATAGCCCAAGATTATTGGGCAAAGACCACGAGTGACCAAATGGCTATTGATTTGGTTTACGACTTACTTGCAGATTGTAATTACCATGCGGCGGCGAGGGTATTAAGTCCATACTACAAAGGTGTGTATGATAATACTTATGCCTTGGCTTCAAGAATCGCAAACGAGATACGTTGGGATGTCTATGGCGCGGCAATTATTGGATGTCTAATTTTGGAGGATTGGGGTCATTTCTTAGCCGAAGAATTAAACGACTTTGTAGTGCAAGATGACCCGTCAATATTTGATGGATACTAAACCGCAGAGATATGGCAGGACGTAAACTAATCGAACTACTTATTGACGAGTCAGCAGACGCATTTGGAGTAGAAGCAATTTCTCTCGTAAAGTATCCTGCTATCGAATCGAACTTTGTCTACTTCAGCAAGCAAGGCAAGAAGGAGAAGACTCTGTACTCAATGGCTTCCGTAGACGAGGAGAAACGTACCCTAATTGGTGCGGCTTTGATTCCTGACAAGCATATCCCTCGCTACGACGAATTTTCGGACGAGGAGTACGATGTGTACTTCTCAAAAACGACCGTCCAAAAGGCATCCGAACTTTTCTTGAAGACTCATCGCACGAACGAGTGGACGGAAGAACACGACTCGAAAGTAGACGGAGTATCCGTTGTCGAGTCATGGATTGTATCCAATCCTGAAGTAGATAAAGCACGGCACTTTGGACTGGACGTACCCGAAGGAACTTGGATGGTGCGTGTACAGGTGGAGAACGAAGAGATGTGGCAGTTTGTCAAAGAGCAGAAGGTCGCAGGATTCTCTATCGAGGGCTACTTCTTGGACAAGTTGGAACAGATGTCAGAACGTCCCAAACCAAGTTTTGGACGGCGTTTGAAATCAATTGTAACGGGTCGTAAGTTGTACGCCGAAATCGAAGTTGATAACGGAGCAGTCTTTGCCACTGAGGACGACGAGTTTGCCGCAGGTGTAAGCGTCTACAAAATCGGTGCTGAGGGCACTGCGGTCGAAATCGACAACGGCTCATATAAGACAAAGGCAGGAACAGAATTTGAGATTTACGACGGCATTGTAATTGAGTGGGACGGACAAGTTCAGGCAATTGAAGAAAAGGCCGAACCTGAAACGAACCTGAAGGACGAATACATGAAGAAGTACGAGGAGAAGTTGAAAGAGATTGGCAAGACGGAGTTAGGGTCTATCGACGATGTAATCGTTTGGTATCGCGTCTATAACTCAAACTCGTATTATGTTGAGCCTGAAGACGTGGATATTACAATGTATCCACTCGACTATAAGTCATTTGATGACTGGCAAGACGGACTAAAAGAACGTATCGCAAAGTTGGAGTCTGACCACCAAGGGTTTGTTGCTGACGAAGTAGAGCCTGTGGATTGGCAGTTTATGCCTTCTCCATACTACGTGGAGACTGAAGCGGGATGGAACAACCTAAAGACGGCTAAGACGCTTGAGTCAAACACCGACGTTCCAATGATGACTATCTTAGAAGCGTTCGCCGATTACAACGATGCAGACGGAGACCTTGAGAGATGGTGGGACGATGTAGTAGTTTGGACGGGTACACTCCTTGAGTACGCTTATCACATTGTAGAAGAAGGACTCATGGACGACCGAGTAAGCGATTACTTCAACTATGAGCGATGGGGACGCGACCTGCGTTTGAGCGGTGAGTTCGAGGATATGGTAGGCGAAGATGAATGGTTCGCTGAGTACGAACATCTACCTGACCACAAACTCGCAGACGCATATTTTGACATGACTGGCGAAGAACCTCGTGACTTGGATTCTAAGACTTTGAAGAATTACTTTGACTACGAAGGTTTCGCTCAGGATATGGGTTACGAGGGAGCGACCGAATATGGTAAGGGAGAGAATAAATTTGTAGTTGACGGAAGTCGATACTAAACAACAGAGATATGG